CCATTTTCTGACATCCAGTAAGCGGTACCATCCACTTCGCTCGCGGCTTGTTTTCCAATGAGTCCACAGTTCGTTCCGGATTGTTCGAAGGCGAAAGTAAAAGGAGCTCCTACAAAACGCATAATAAATAAAGAAGTATCGGTCCAAATGTACGTGGCATTACGACCTCGGATCGCTCCCATAATTTTAGAACCTCCCGCTAACCTCTGCGTACCGGCCGTATTAATAGCCGTCGGTGTATAGTCAGTTAAAGATTCTTGAGAAGAGAATCGAATAAATAAAGGATCCTGGGTGGATGGCGTTCCAATCGTCGTTTCGGTTCCAAAAAATAATAAATGCCGATCGGGAGTGGAAACTAACATATCTCTAGAAGCCGTAGGGGCTCCTGAAATAATGGTAGCTCGACTAGAGGTAGCATCAGCTGCATCCGAATCCCATTCAAAACAAGCACTATCGGTAATTAAAGCGATCAGTTTAGATCCATAATTATCCAAGGTCCATGTTCCAGGATCAAAAACTTTATCTCCTGAAGCGGCTTCACCCCATCCCACATAGTCTGTAGTATTGGTTACGGTTGCTCCATCAGAATGAGAATCTCGAGTAGTATTTCGAACAGATCTGGTAATACCGGTTAAATCATTTCCGGTAATTCCGGTATAAGAAATTTCTTCTGTGCCCACTTGAATATAAGACGTTCCTGAAGAAGGAAAAGCAGAAGCATCGGTTAAGGTAATCGAGGTACCTGATCCTCCAGTTCCATAAGCATCATCGAGTAAGGCTCCATTTAAAGTCGTTGTCACTTCTCCTGAAACCGTACCACTCCATTGACCAATGCCCCAACCATACGCTCCTAATTGTTGAGCGGGTCCTACAGGATAATAATGTTGAACGCGAATACCTCCAGAGGTAGTTGCCCCAGCTCCTGTTTCAGCTGATGGCATTGTAATCGTAATTTCAGTAGCACTCTCGACGCTAGTAACCATAAATTTTTTATCATCAAAATCAGCTGCGACATAATTTGAACCCGTGATCGTTGTAAAAGCATCCAGATAGACAATATCTCCAGCCGTAAATCCATGAGAACTACCAAAGGTTATGGTAACGACTGCCGTAGCAGGTCCGGGACTGGTTCCCACAGTGGTAAAGGCATTCGTTAATGTCGTTGTAGTTTTAATGGGGTGAATATCATAAAAGATACCCCCGGTATAAGCATATAAAATTCGATTGGTGCCGATAGCAGCAAATTTAATTTGTGAATTATTAATAAAATGATGGAGCGCTCTGGCTGCTCCTGTAAGTTTGCTTTCTCCTAATTGAGACCATCCCCCTATTTTTTCAGGGGTTTCATATCTAAAACGCACATAGTCACCACCCGTCCATTGCCCTTCGGCTGTGGTTGGTGTAACTTGTTTGTTAAATCCTGGTAGAAAGCCTATCTTTTGTAGCATAGAAAAATCCGTTTAAGATATGAGTATACTACATCTTAGCAGGAATCAACACCTAACACCAGCCGTTTTGATAGTCAATAATCATGACTTCCTTGGCTTTTGCTTTCTGCGCTTCGGTGATGATCCGTGGTTCGTGTTCCCTGAGCCTTGTTTTCTGTATCTTTTTCCCACCCAATTGTTCTAAGAACAGAAGGAGTTTGGTATCAATCTCTTTCATATTCCAAACATGGGTATAGATGCTGGGATCAGGACCTAACATGTCGGTGTTCGTTCGACAATGAATCCTAATGTAATTGTTTTTTAATTGATGTTGATAGGTATCAAGAAACAGATCCAAGTTGTTAAGATGAGGATATTGTTCCTGACAGTAATAAAAACCTCCAATGATCTTGTCGATAGGATCACGATAGACAGCGATTCGAATCTCACATGCTTTAAGTTCTTTATGATAGGCTTCAAACCCCTTCTCACGTCCGATATAGGAATCCTTCCCACAAAAATCCTGAACATTGGTACCACTATACGTGGTGGGTTTTTCGTTCCAGAGAAGCTGGCCAAGATAATTAATGATGGTGGTGGATCCGGCTTTATTATTCCTGACATACCCCAGACGTTTACCGCCTAGAGTCACACGAACTAAAGCCATTACTTAGTAACGCCGAGCATAGGTCTTTTATCAAAGAGATTAGTCTTAGCATAAGGACCGTTAGCATGATTATAATGTAAAAAAACTTGAGAGCAGACGGTTCCTTCAAAAGGATCTCGCCAGTGTTCGAGTTCACACCCTGAATAAATAAGCATATCTCCTACTTTTAAATCGACTTGAATTCCTTTCGGAGCTCCGGGTTTAACTATGGTAGTCGTTTCTCTTCCCGATAAAATATTATCCGCTCCTGTGGGATCCATGTAAATAGGCCATTCATCTCCACCTAGATGTAACGTGGTAGAGATCTCACAACTCGGTCGGTCTTTATGACGATGTAAAATATTTCCTTTTTCATAAAGTCGTGTGTAAGAGTACGTTGGAACCAGATCCAATCCTGTTTTCGCTTTCATAACAGGAATCATAAACATCAGTAAAGTCTCCATCACCCAGTCTGCGTATTTAGAATAGGCTCCGGGGATTTGTTGATCTGTTCGAGTCCCCATAAAAGGATTAGCGGGATTCACTTTATTATTTTTAATCATCAAATCCACAGCGTCTCGCTGCAGCATCATATAATTAAAAATAAAGTTCGCGAGCTCTTTGGAAAGGGCCCCTCGAATCACTTGATATTTTTTTGTTTTAAAACTCATCCTACTTTTCCCTCTTCATTGACTTGAATAAAATTGAAAGAAACTGATACGCGCCAGCCCTTTTCTCCTTTTTCTTTGGATTCATTAATCTCTACGCCATGGGATAACCATGCCGGAAACATAATGATCTGTCCTTCGATCGCAGGATAGATCACCACACGCCATAAAGCTCGGGGTAGTCCTTCCACACGTCTAGGGAGTATAATATTAGGTCCGGGTCTTGGATCTTCAACAAATAATCTTCCTGAGTTCTTAGGAACTTTCACATAGTAAACCCCCGACCATTGAGAATTGGGATGAATATGTTGCTTATTATAGGCACCGGGATAGTTAATATTGGCCCACATATTCCCGAGTCCGGGTTTTGGTTCCATGCCATAGTCTTTATAAACTTCATTTTGCATGGCAAAAAGTTCAGTAGTCAAAGGTTGATACTCTTTTTTAAAATTCATATCGGTGGGACTGTGCCAGCCTCCCCCAGCATTCGTTTTTGTTTCAGTTTTATCTTTTTTACTCCAGGCTTTAATCAGGGGGTATAAATACTTATTTAATTTTTTAGGGTCCTTAACCATTTTCATATAAATGGGAGTCGGGAATAAAATTTCTCGGTTCATTTAAATGGCGGTCCTCCGAACCACATCACTAAGGATCGTCTCATACCTTTCTTAACTTTAGACACCCGATGACGAATCATACTACAAAAGAAAATGGCTTGTCCTTGAATTAGATTAGGAGGTTTATTGCCTTCTGTCATAAACTCCAGGTCTCCCCCTTCAAATTCATTCTGCGGAGAAAGTAAAATGGTCATGGATATTTTTCTAACCGGAGGTTCAAAGTGACAATTCACATCAGCATCCATATGCCAATCATAAAATCCTCCTTTAGGATATTCGGTGAATTGAGCCGGTTCGGTAATGGTCATACCTTCATAACCAAAATGATTTCCATTCACTTGCTTCATCGTTCGATCAATAACTTTGTACATTTCTGGAAGCGCTGCAAAAGGAATCCAACTGATCGTGGTAATTCTCGTTTTAATATCATACTTTCCTCCTTTTTCCTCTTTATGTCCCACCTTGGCCTCTTCAGCTTTTTGTTGATGGCCCATGTTGATAATATCCTGACACTGTGCAGGACTAAAGATTGGGCCTGTCGTATTAGCGAGTAGTGATTTCCATTTCGGTTCAAAGATCATTGAGCCGTCCTTGAAGATACGGGGTTATATTCGACATCACAGTTACAAACCAGTGTTCTTCGTTTTGCTTTTTTATTAGTGAAAGGATAAACGACATGTCTTACATCATAGGGAAAGACATAAAAATCTCCAATCTTCATTTTAGGGGAATAGTCAGCTGTTACAAATTGACCATTAGCACTTCCCATAATTTGAAGTTGGCCATTCATAGGTTGATCGGGACGTGCGAGTTCGGGACCCATGTCTTTGGGAAGTTTAAGAATCATCACCGAGGATAAACCGGTATAGATTCTACCTTGATGAATGTGCACAGGATTATAGTCTCCCGCTTTCATTTCATTAACCCAGATCGAATTGATATTCATATTAAATTCTCGAGTCTTATTCCATTTTAAATAATGATCAAAAATAGAATAGAACCATTTTAAAACAT